GGTGAAGCTCGCCTACGCCCAGCGCCTCGTGACGTCCATCCGGAACGACGAGCAGGCCGGCTTGGTCCTGCCCTTCGGCTCGACGCTGGAATTGCTCGGCAGCGGTAACACCGGGAAGAAGGTCGACACGAACGCCATCATCACGCGGTATGACCAGCGGATCGCGATGACCATGCTGGCCGACTTCATCCTCATCGGCCACGATCAGGTCGGCAGCAAGGCCCTTGCAGACACCAAGGTCGATGCGTTCACGTTGGCGCTGACGGCGTTCCTTGACCACATCGAGGACCAGATTAACCGCGTGGCCGTCCCGCGCCTGTGGAAGTTGAATGGGTGGCCGATCGAGGAACTGCCCCGCGTCAAGCACTCCAAGGTGGGCAAGGTCGACCTCGTGGCGCTCGGCGATTTCCTCCAGAAGGCGAGTGCGTCCGGTCTGCCGCTATTCCCGAACACGTCCCTTGAGGAACACCTGCACGACGTGGCCGAGTTCCCGCCGCCGCCGGAAGGCTTCGAGGCGCGAGCGGAGCAGATCGCGATCGATGAACAGGCCGCCCTCGATGCCGAGGCCGAGCGCATGGATGCCGAGTTGGACATTCAGGCACAGGTCGCCGCCGCTCGCGTGGCGCCGAAGCCGGCCGCTGCGCCGCGCAAGCGCAAGAAGTCCGATGAGTCTGCTGAGTGAGATTGACCGGCTGCTCCGGCAGGGACGCGAGCAGGCCAAGCGGACCGCTCGCGCCGGGGACATCGCCACCGAGGTCCGGCGCACGTATGGCCGGCGTGTCGATGCCATCGCGGCCGAGATTGACCGAGCCTTCGCTCGTGGCGTCAAGGAAGGCTTCCGGCAGGCGCGCATGGACAGCCTCGGGCGCACCGTATCAGCGCCCGAGGGCTACAGCCAACAGCGCGCCCTCGACCTCCTGACGAACATGTCAACGGACCAACGCCGGGTGCTGGCGGCCGTGGACCGCTACGCTCGCCGGATGGGCCTCCCACCGGCCCGTCGACTTGACCTACTGCGGGCCTCTGGAGGCCTCCACTGGCGACAGGCCGAACATCTCACCAAGCGCCATGCGGCGATGTTGCAGGCCGGCGTCCCCCATCGGCAGCTTCGACGCAACCTTGTCCAACTCGGAGACCGCTGGCGCATGCAGCGCGCCCGGATGATCGCTCGGACTGAGGCCGCTGTGGCCGAGAACGTGGGCAAGGAACAGGCCTGGAAGCTCGGTCAGGCGTTGGGCCTCATTCCCCGCTTCGCCAAGCGCGTATGGGTGACGGCGCTCGATGAGCGCACCTGCCCGACCTGTAGCGCCCTGGATGGCATCACCATCCCCATCGACTCCAGTTGGGAGTCCTCCGGCCGTGCGATCGCAACGCCCGGCGCCGTCCACCCGCACTGTCGTTGCTCAGAGGAGCTTGTGATGGGGTCGCCGATCGTCCGGTCGGCGGCCTGAGGAATCATCCATGGACAAGTACTTTCGGACGGTCGGCCTCGTGTGCGAAATGCCCGGATGTGGCAATCGCTTCTCCGCCCGGCTTACGCCGGCTCTCAAGGTATGTCCGGAGTGCCAAGAGGTCGGCCAGCGGCAGGCCGATGCCGAGCGGAAGGCGGCTGCGCGGCGTCGAAAGGCAGCCCTGCGGGAGTCGGGGGCATCGGCCTAGCGGAGATTGTCCCCTTGCGGAGCGGTCCGGCGCGTGGTTACCTTGTTGCCGTGCTGGAGATTTCCAAGGTTGACGCCCGTCGCCGACAGGTGTTCGGATTCGCCAATGTGGCGGTGAAGTCCGACGGTCAGCCGATGGTCGACCTACAGGACGACGAAATCCCCAGCGACGTGCTGGAGTCGGCAGCCTACAAGTTCGTGTTGAACTTCCGTGAGTGCGGAGAGATGCACGAGGACGAGTGCGCCAAGGGCTCCCTCATCGAGAGCGTGATGATCACGCCGGAAAAGCTCGAAGCGTGGGGGCTGGCGGCTGATGCCGTGGCGCCTCGCTGGTGGGTTGGGTTCCAGCTCGATGCCGAGACGTTCGCCAAGGTGGCCTCCGGCAAGTATCGGATGTTCTCCATCCAGGGGACGGCCATCAGCGAGGAGGTCGACGAATGACCCCTCCGAAGGGCAAGAAGCGGCGCTACAAGGCGCTGGACGTCAACCGAGTCGACCTCGTGGACCGAGGCGCGAACTTCGACCGTGCGACGAACGACGGGAGCCACATCCTGCTCGTGAAGCGCGCACCACAGACCGAGCAGTTGCATCAGGAGCCGGACATGCCCGCAGCCACCGAAACCAACACCGACGCCGTCACCAAGCGCATTGCCGACCTTGAGGCACTCGTCGCCAAGCAGGCCTCGGACAGTGCAGCGGCCATCGAGAAGGCCCGTGCCGATGCCGAGGCGAAGGCCGAGACCGAGAAGGCTGCCATCCAGAAGCGTCTCGATGACGCCGAGGAGGTCATCAAGGCCGAGCGCGAGACCCGTGAGGTCTCCGAAGCGACCTCGGTGGTCAAGAGCGCCTACGACCTCGTGCTGAAGGCCGAGGACGGCGGGCTCCTGTATCGCATCCGGAAGGCGCTGCCGAAGGAAGACGTGACCCGCATCGAGGAGGTTCTCGCCTCGGCGCAGGAAGTGGTCCGGACGTCGAAGGTGTTCTCGGAGGTTGGCCGGAGCGGCGAGCCGAAGACGGAGACCGGCGATGCGGAGGCCGCCTTCATGGCCAAGGTCGCCACGCTGCGCGAGGCCGACACGAAGCTCTCCGAGCCGGATGCCATCGTGCGAGCGCGGGAGCTGTTCCCGGCCGAGCGCGTGGCCTACGACCGTTACAAGCGCGATCAGGTCAACCCGACGGCCCGCCGGTAGGCGGTCAACGACAACGACGTAGGAGCAACGCACATGGCTGTCGAGTCCAATCTCGTTTGCAAGACGTATGAGGCCACTGGCGACCTCAGCGCCGGTCAGTTCAAGTTCGTGAAGTTCGACGGCAACGTCGGCGCCACGGGCTGCCCGCGAGTCATCATCTGCACGGCAGCGACGGACAAGCCGGCTGGCGTCCTTCAGGACAAGCCGACGACCACCGGCGAGGCGTGCCTCGTGGCCATCTACGGCGAGACCAAGGTGCAGGCCGATGCCTCCCTGACGGTCGGCACGGCCATCGGCACGAGCGCCGACGGTCAGGCCGATGCCAAGGTCGTGGGCACCGACACCACCGAATACATCGTGGGCCACATCACGCTCGCGGCCGGCGCTGCCGGACGCATCGCCTCGGCCTGGATCGACTGCGCCGCCGCCGGTCGCGCCACGTAGTTCGACCTCGGAGTAGGAGCAGACACCCATGTCGGCAACGAAGCCCTATCACACCGTAGGCGGGCGCGGTGGCAGCTACAAGGTCGGCAACCGTGTCACCACGGCCCTGGACGACCGCGTAGCCGAAGTCACCGTCTCCAGCGCGGAGCTGCTGGCGCTGCGGGCCACGCCGAAGACCATCGTCGCGGCGCCCGGCGCTGGCAAGATGATCGTCTTCAAGGAAGCCCTCGTCATCGCCGACAACGGCACCGCCTACGTCGTCAGCACGAATGATATGGCCTTCCGGATGGTCGGCACGGCCGGCGACGTCGTGTCGCAGACCATCGACACGGCTGGCCTCCTCGACTCCACCTCGGACATCGTCTCGTTCTGTGGCCCGGTGGCCACGGACACCAAGACGCCCAAGGCCGAGGCCGAAAACGTCGCGCTGGTCCTGCACAACACCGGGGCCGGCGAGTTCACCACCGGGACCGGCGTCGTTCGCATCAAGTGCTGGTACTCGATCGTCACGACGGGCTGGTAGGCCCGCAGTAGCTCAGTCCGAAAGCCGGAGACACCGACCATGCCGCAGCCCACCCTTCGTGACGTCCACACCGACTCCATCCTGACGAACGTGCTCGTCTCCTACCTCAATCGAGGTCGGGGCTTCGTGAGCACGCGGGTGTTCCCGATCGTCAGCGTGGACAAGCAGAGCGACAAGTACTACGTCTATCCCAAGGGCGACTGGTTCCGTGATGAGGCGCAGAAGCGACACTCCGGCGCCGAGTCGATCGGCAGCGGCTACACGCTATCATCGGACACCTACTACGCCGACGTCTGGGCCATCCACAAGGACGTGGACGACCAGCTCCGGTGGAATGCCGATGCGGCCATCGACGTGGACCGTGACGCGACCGAGTTCGTGGCGCTCCGCATCGCCATGCGCATGGAGCGCGACTGGGCCAGCTCGTTCTTCACCACGAGCGTCTGGGGCACCGATACGACGGTCGCGAACACGTGGGACAACTACGCGACCAGCGACCCGATCGGGGACATCCTGACCGCGTCCACGGCGATGCTGCAGGCGACCGGCTACCGGCCGAACAAGCTGGTCGTCGGGCTTCAGGTCTTCAACGCCCTGATGCACCACCCCGACATCGTGGACCGCTACAAGTACACGTCCTCGAACGTCGTGACGGAGCAGTTGCTCGCGCAGTTGTTCCGGGTGGACGAGGTGCTGGTCGCTGAGGGCGTCTACAACGCCTCGCAGGAGGGCCAGACGGACTCGATGCAGTTCATCCACGGGAAGAACGCGCTCCTCGTCTACGCCCCGCCGAACGCCGGCCTGCAGGTGGCGAGCGCGGGCTACACCTTCGCGTGGCGGAACCTGATGGGCTCCATCGGCCAGCCGGCCGTCGTGCGGCGCTTCCGGATGGAGGAGCTGCGCTCGGACCGGATCGAGGGCGAGGCGGCGTGGGACCACAAGGTCGTGGCCTCGGACCTCGGGATCTTCTTCCCCTCGGTCGTCGCGTAGGCATTCACCCGACACGCAAGACCGACGGCCGGCCGGGGGAGACCTCGGCCGGCCGTCGCCGTTTGGCGCTACAATCGGGACCATGCCCTACACGCATCGCGTCCGTCGCGCTTGGCGCGACCATCCGGCCGGAACCTTCGTGGATGCCAGCACGTTCCGGAACGGGCCGGCGCTGATCCGGGCCGGCTACATCGAGCCGCTGTCACCAGTTGAGGCCGAGACAGCAGGCAAGGAGCCTTCCATGACCATCCCCAACACGCCACCCTCCGAGCGTCGGAGCCATGTCGTGCCGATGCCGGACGAGCCCCGCGTGCCGTTGACGCCGCCGGAGCCGGAGCCGCACACGCCGGCCGTGGAGGCGCCACCGCCCGAGGACCAGCGTCCGGCCATGCCGCCGCTCGGTCCTCCACCGCCGAAGGATCAGGCGCCAGCGAAGCAGGACCCGAAGAAGGAGCCCGGTCCGCCAAAGGGTCAGGAGCCGGCCCGAACGCCTCCTGACGGCCCTCTGAGCCGTGATGAGGCCGAGGAACTCCGGCGTCATGGGGGCAAGAAGCCGGTCGCCCCGCAGCACAACAATCCACCGGTGCTGGACCCGGAGCGATCGACGGTGCAGGACAAGCTCGGATCGGACAAGCCGGCGCATCCCTCGCTGCCGGTCCGCCGCCGACTCCCGGAGTAGGGCCATGGCCCAGACCTACGAGGTCGAGAACCTCGCCACGAGCGAGACGTTTCAGGTCCGCTTCCTCATCGGCGACACCAACCTCACCACCGGCATGATGCTGGAGGACGAGGAAATCGCATGGTTGCTCTCGACCGAGGCCAACATCTACATGGCGGCCGCTGCGGCAGCCGAGATGGTGATGACCAAGATGGGCGGCGCGGTCGTCGGCGCCACCGGTCCCATCACCCGGAAGCGCGTCGGCCAGACCGACATCACCTACGCCAATGGCCGAACCAGCGAGCAGTATTCGTCGCTGGCGTCCTCCCTGCGCGCACGGGGCTCGAATCATCAGATGCCGTTCGCCGGGGGCATCTCGGTCAACGACAAGTACCTCAGGGAGATTGACCTCGATCGTCCGGAGGGACGCATCCGACTGGGCCAGTTCGATTCGCCGGATTCAATCCGGGAGCGATGATGGTAGGATGGTTCCGGCGCCGACCAATGCGATAACGGAACGCCCGGGACTCATGCACCGCCTTGTGATGGCGGAGAGCGGACACAGTAGGCGGGGCTGAACTGCCCCATAGTCGATGTGAAATACCCGGCCCGCGCAGGTTAGCTATGATCCGGGAGTCGCCTTGTAAACGACTTCCGTGGAGCCGGCGTCAGCCATTCTATTCTTCGGGGGCCGGCACTCGGCCAGACACGAGTCAGGGCGGCACAGTGCTTCCGGGTGTCGGACCCGCAGGCACCACGGCCCGCACCCTTAGCCGGCCCCCGAAGTTCGCGTAGGATAGCGCCATGGATGCCGGCCTCCTTGACCTCCTGATCGATACGGTCACCATCCGGGCCTACTCGTCCCAGAACAGCGCGGGCGAGGCCACCTACGGCTCCGCCATCAGCTATGCGTGCCTCGTGGAGTACGACACCCGGAAGGTGGACGTCGTAGGCACCATCGATGGACGTGGCGGGGCCGCGTTCGTCAGTTCGGCGGTCGTCCATCTGGACGGCCGGCCGAGCATCGGCCTCCGGGACAAAATCACCCTCCCGGATGGCGCCACGCCGCAGATCCTCGCGGTGAAGTCCTACTCGGACCAGTCGGGCGGTTACACGACGGAGGTGCACTGTTGATGACCCCACAGCACGCGCTCATCTTCCTCGCCCTCGCAACGACCATCCTGAGCCTCATCCCGCGCCTCGGCCTACCCTGGCAGGTGCCGATGATCCTGCTTCTCATTGCGCTCCTCGTGCCCGTGTTCGCCAAGCCGTGATCTACGATTTCCGTCCCGAAGCGTGGCCGGTCCATCGCGCCAACGCGCACCGTGCGCAGCGTGGCCTCTGTTACTGGAACGGGGCCGAGATGAAGGACGTGTGTTACGCGGACACGGACGGTGGCGTGTTGGCGCTGGTGGCGCGTGGCCGGAACGGTCAGGCCTACGATGACGGCAACAAGCAGCCGGTCCTGCACTGGATGCATGGCGGCGTCGTCGTGGTCATCGAGCAGCCCTCGGAGCTGCTGGAGACCGTCCGGAAACCTCGCGCCTACGACCTCGACGCCGAACACGCGGTGATGGGCTGATGGCGTGGCACTTCGACGTCCGCTATACCGGCATCGGACAGGTGCAGCGCCGGCTGCCGTCCACATGGCAGAAGTACTCGGACGAGGCCGGCACGCAACTCTACAAGGAGGGCGTGGCCGTCCTCCAGTTGGCGCGAGTGCTTGCACCGGTCCGGACTGGCTTCCTCCGGCGCAGCGGTGCGGTCTTCAAGCATCCCCTGGCCTCGGGCAAGGGCCACTGGGTGACGGTGGTGTTCCGAGCGCCCTACGCCATGGTTGTGCACGAGACGCATCCGACGCGGGCGAAGTTCTTGGAGCAGGCCTACCGGATGCTCGTGGTGGGCATGAAGGCCCGGCTCGAATCCAACACCGCCCGAGCGGTAAAATAAGCCATGAGCAGCCCGGCGCAGCATCTCCGTGATTACCTCGTGGCGCAGGCCATCAGCACCGACGCCACGACCTTCCATGGGGGCGACACGCCGCCGAATCCGGATGAACTCACGGTGGTCAGGGACACGCCGGGCCTCGTCCCTCAGGAGTTCATGGGCGGCGCGGACATCCTTGAGCAGTTCGGCATTCAAGTCGTCGTCAGGGCCACTACCAACGCGGCAGGCGTCACTCGCGCCTGGGCCGCCTACGAGGCGCTCCGGCGCATCACGCACACGACCATCTCCGGCGTGCGCTACGTCTCCATGGTCGCCATCACGCCACCGTTCTCGCTCGGCGCGGACGAGGCCAACATCACCGCCGGTGGGTCGATGGGCCGGAAGATGTGGTCCGTGAACTTCCTCGGCCAGCGGGACCGCTAACAGGCCTTGCGCCACTCCCGAGGACTGTAATACCCTCGGCGCATGGCCGATCCGTTCCTGTCGTTCTACACCCCCACCTATCGCCGGCCGGACCAACTGGCGCACTGCCTCGCCTCGGTCCAGCAGCAGACCTTCGCCAAACTCGTCGAGCAAGTGGTCATCGTGGACCATATCGGCGTCGGCGTCGGCGGCGCCTTCGCAGCGGTCCCGCGCTATGCGGCGGCCCTGCATGGCGAGTACGTCCACTTCCTCTGCGACGATGACGTCCTCGCGGGCGTGACGGTCGTGGCGCAGTTGAAGCGCATCATCGACAGCGAGCGCGATCCCTACGGGAAGGGGCCGGAGGTGGTCATCGTCGGGAGTCGAAAGCCCGGCGGCTACTACCCGGCCGAGAACCATGGCCCGCCAGTCGAGGGCAGCATCGACTTGGGCTGTGGCATCATCCGGCGCGACTTCTGGACGTTGACCTGTGACCAGTACGGCCGCCGCTACGAGGGTGACTACGATCACCTGTCGGCGCTGTGGCGCATCACGGAGGCGTCCGGTGGATCGATCCGCTGGTCATGGCATCGGGAACTGCACTTCTGCACCGGCGCTGCCAGCCGGGGGCGTTACGAGGGACAATGGCCGTAGGGAGCACCGGACGATCGAACAATCAGGCATGGCTCAATCTGGAACGTGACCGGAAGCGCGAGGCCGTCATCTGGGCCGCCTTCCTCGGGGGACGCTCGCAGCGGTCCATCGCTGACGAGGTCGGCATCTCGCCGAGCCGCGTCGGGCAGATTCTCAAGCGCCTCAAGCGGGAAGCCGAGGGCGTATGACCAAGCTGGGGCTCCCGGCGGTGCCGGGCGAGCGCGTGGTGCAGGTGGACGAGGCCAAAGTCGTGGCCTTGAAGCAGGCCGGCATCACGAATAAGGCCATCGCCGAGCGATTTCGTATTTCGCTCACACGGGTCGGGAAGATTCTCACGAGGCACGGGGTCAAGGGTCGGCCATGACATACATCAACCCACGCGGCAAGCCGCTCGCGCACTTGGACCGG